GTATATCTTTTATAATTGTTCATTGTCCCACATTTTAAATAATATTATGATAAAAACATATATGAGTATAACACACAATACTGATAAAGTCAAGTCTAAAATCAAACTTCATTACCCCAACTTGTCCAGCCTTCTCGTTTTCTACGAGCAAATAATTCAATATAAGGCCCTGGTAACATCTTCTCAATATGGTCATATACTATATCTGGTTTTCTACTATGTTCTCGTCTTTGGTCCACAACTAATTGTGGTATACTTTTATTTAGCCGTTTAGGTTTACCCCTTGTAGCCAATAAGCACATTTCTGGATTACCTCTAGTCCAGTAACCTAGACCTGTGAAGAAACCCATTTTAGTTCGATTCGTTTTCGCCCAAGTAAAACCTACTGTCTTATACTTAAAACCCCAGGCATCTATAACTTTAAATGCCTGGTCTAATAGTGGATCAACTACCCACATTAAAAGGACTGCATCGTCCTTAGCAAGATTACCAACAGGTAACCTAATAATGTCAGAGAGAGACATACAAGGATAGTGTCTTTCAGGACTTTTATCCTTTCCTTTGTTACTATACGTTTTAAAATACCACGGTGGGTCAGCATATATTACTCCATGTTTTTTGTTTGTATTAAATTCCATAAGTTAAAAAAAAATATCTTATTAGTATTACTATTAGTAAGAATCTAGGTATAGACCAATTTGTTTTAAACGCAAGTAGATTACCAGTGGCAAACCCCCAATGTGCACAGATCACTCCTATAAAAAAACTAGACAAAGAAATCCTCCAGACTAGCTGTCTTTTCATATGTCCAACCAATAGAGTTAAGTATAAAACTCATAGGGTCTAAAAATGTTTTTTGAAACATAATATCATAATCAATATATTCTTGTAATGTAAATTCACTAGGTAGTTTTGTTACATAACTTATTACATCAAACTTAAATGGATTAGCTTCTTTTAGTTTTAGAAACTTAATCTTATCACCTTCTTGTATTAATGGATACTTTCTATGTAACTTAAATCTTTTTAATTGTTCATTATATATTAAAGCACCTTTAACATGAATAGGTGTACCTTTAATGAATATATTACTACTATGTTTGTATTTTTTTAAATTATTACAAGACCTAGGAAAAGATATTTGTTCAGCTGTCATTTGATAAAACTCTTTTTTAAATTCGGCAACAAATGCTTGTAGTTCATCTTCACCTTTAGTCATTATAAGTTTGATAGCTTCTTTAATCTTTCCTCTACAAACTTCTGGTGTAGATGACTTCACAGCTTCAATACCCATAATCTTTAGTTTAGGTTCATCAAAAGTAATACCTTCTTCGTCTAATACATTTAACATATATCTTTTTTTCGCAGTCCATATACCTTTGTCAGCTATTACTTCTCTTTTCATAACCATTTTTTGTTTAATGGCATTTGTATATTCCGCAAGATCATTAAAACACTTATCTATAAAAGGTTCTATTCTACTATTAACAACTTTGTTTAAAAACTTTAATGTATCAGCTTTTGATTTATCTTTACACGTTGCTTGTACCAATTTGTCTAATGTAAGATAAATTGAATCTGTATCTGACGCAACTATATAATCAACCTTATCGTGTGTCTTTAATATCTTATTCATATATTCATTTACATTCTTTTCAATAAATCTAATTACAAATTGACCAGATGATGTAATGGCAGTTGCTTGTCTTACATCATAGTATCTAAAGTATTGATTACCAATCGCACCATAAGCTGAGTTAAGAGCAATCTTCTTTGCCCATTGTATATTATGACAACGAGATATTTCTCTAGCAGTCGCAGGGTCTTTTGTCTTTTGATATTCTTTCTTTGCTTGAAAGGCTAGTGTTTTAAATTTAACCCGATCATTGTACATACTTTCCATAAGTCTAGGTAGAAACCCTGGACTATCTGTTTTAAACATAGCACCATTTGGTGTAATACAAGCACCTTCAGTTTTTAAATGTGTCAACGGTGTCGCATGATTTAACAATTTATCAACTGAAATGCCTGATGATTTTACACCAATGATTTTTTCTGGTGAGATATTATACTGCATAATTAGATGTGGGTATAGTGAATTTATATCAAACGAAACAATCCAGTTATGCATACCTGTGATTGGGTCTTTTACATAAGCGCCATCATACTTGTCTTCCTTAATATTATCTTCTTTTGGTGGAATCATAACATTATCTTTTTTCAAGTAATTGTAAATTAACATATCCCACATTCTTACTTGTGAAAATACATCTGTATAATTTACTTTAGCTTCATACGCCATAGTTAAGACTAGTTCAATTAGTTTTAATTTGTCTTCTAGTTGGTCAACAATCTCAACATCTTTAATATTATAATCAATAAATGATTGATAATCTTTAGTATACCAATCTCTAAATGTATCGTAAGGGTTTTCATCTTTTTGTAAACCAAGTTCTACTTTACCAATGTAATCAAGTTTATAACTTTCTTGTTTTGTTGGTATAAATTTTTGATATAAATCCAAGTAATCTAACATAGAAATACCAAAGATATTATAATGAGTTTGTGGTCTACCTCTTACTACAATAGTTTCTCTTTCAACTAAATTCCAAGGCGAAAATCTTTTTAATACTTTTTCATCTACTAGGTTTCTAATACGATTGAATAGATAAGGTATATCAAAAAATTTTGTATTCCAACCTGTGATAACATCAGGATAGTTCTTAATCCAAAACTTCATAAACTCCATAATCAAAGACTTCTCATTCTTACATCTTATATAAGTTACATCTGATCTATTTGTTTTAAATTCACCTGTACCCCAAGTTATAATTTGTTTATTAGATTGATTTTTAACTGTGATTGCTAATAGTTCTTCTGTTGGATTTTCTATATCAGGAAAACCATTCTCGGCAGTACACTCTATGTCAAGTGTAAATATTTTTATTTGGTCTTTGTCAAATACCATATCGTCAGGATACTCGTTTGCGATGTATTGATATTGATACCGATCCATTCCATACAATGGTGAGTTACCCGTATTGTAACTTCTTTTAAATTCTCTTGCTTTTGATATACTAGGAAACTGTATTGGTTTTAGTGTTTGACCTTGTAACGTTTTAAACTTTGAATCTTCTTGTGAGATAGCATATAGAGTTGGACTAAAATCCATTCTTTCTTTGTATTCTTTACCCTCGTGGATACCACGAACAAGTAACTTACCTCTATGTTCAATAACGTTTTTATAAAAATTCATAATTTATTTTGTTAAGTATTTCCAACTGTATGGAAACTTCTCGTCACAGATTTTGTACATCTCATCTGCAACATCTCTAGTTTCTTTTTGTGTATCTAGTTTACATCTTAAATTACATACCCTAGAAAATGCGTATAATGTTCCTGACCAATACCATTCAGTCATCATTGATTGAGGTAATACCATACGTGCTTGTTCTGGCGCTACACCTTTTTGTAATAATGTATTGTAAAGTATAAGACAACTTTCCATGGTTGTTTCCATATTATGATTAATTGTTTGATCTAGTTCTATCTCACCATCACTGCCTTGTTTAGAGTTCTTTGGTCTACCTCTCCATGAATCTGGTTTATATAGTTCAGGTGGAAAGTCCACATAACGTCTGCTGACTTCATTCCAAGTCAATCCAATTTGATGTTTTACTAATTGTCTTGCAACAAAAATTGGTGCTTTAATTCTAAATTGTAAACTTGCGTGTGCGAAAGGTGACCAATGATTATGTTCTGCGAGATACTTAATAAGTTTTTCATCAGATATATCAAATGATTTTTTAGTCTTTGAATAACTTACTCTAGCAGCATTTACTACTGATAAGTCATTTCCCATTATATCTATCAATTCAATTTTTATCATAATTTAATTTGGTGGAGGATACAGGAATCGAACCTGCGACCTCCTGAATGCAAATCAGGCGCTCTCCCAACTGAGCTAATCCCCCAATGTACTTATAGTTTATGATTGTCCAACAGGTGTGCAACCAAACCATCGTGTTTTTTTTCTAATTGTATTTGACATGCTAATCTACTTTGCATACGATCATAGCCTTTTTCATATTCAATCAAATCTGTTTCTACTGAACCTTGATTAGGTTGACCTACTATATGTGTCCAGTTTCTATCTACTAGTACATGGCAAGTAGCACAAGCACAACAACCTGAACAATCTGCTGGTATCTCATCAATAGGATTAGTAGAGTAATCTCTAGCCGCCTCCATCAATGTCATACCTTCGTCAACCTGGACAGGAATAATTTCCTCTCCTCTAACAAAATTAACAGTTATCATTATAACTTAGGTACTGAGTTTTCTGTAATCAAACCAGGCGTATTCGCTGAAATGATTGTACTTGTATTTGATTGATATGATTTTAATAAATCATCTTTGGGTTCTGTCATAAAAACAATTTTGTCTTTATCAACTGTGATTGTATCACTCTTACCAAAAGCATTATACAAACTCATCATAAGTTGTATAGGTTTTCCTGGGGCTGATTGTTGAGGTATGATTACGAAAGGCTGTTTTAAACTAACGCCTTGGTCATTCTCACCTACCTTAGCGATTACATCTTCGCCGGTAGTCATTCTTAATATCTTCACGTCTTGCATAATATCTCCTATTTGTGTTTCATTATATCATAAGTTTACTTGTTTGTCAACTCTTATTTTTCGTCATTGTCTTCTTTACCGGGTTCAAAACCAACTCTTTTATCTTTACCTTTTTTATCAATAGGTTTTAAACGTTTACTCAATACAAATGTTCTATTAGGGTTGACACTAATATTCATTAATCGCATTAAATCTCTATTTACAAGTAAGTCGGAACCTGATCTAGGTCTTTGGTCTAAACCAATCTCTACATCTTTATATGTAAAACCATTAAATGTTAAGTCCATTAATATAGTTGGTCTTGTTTCTGATGGTTCATCTGTTGCATTTGATCTAAACACTTTACTTGTACCATGTCTAGGTTTACTAAATGTTTTGCCATCATAGGTCCATTTAACAATCTTACCGTCTTCTAAAATTTTGTCTGCGTGTAAAGCACAAGCCTGAGAACCGTTACCTGTATCAAATTTTACTCTGACTTTACCTACTTCATCTAACTCAACTGTTTCTAACCAACCAGTTTCTATAAGTGATTGTCTGTCCCAATGAGCTCTATCAGAAATATAATCTACTACATTGGCCATCATCTGTTCACCATCTATTCTACCAGCTGGCTCAGCGTCAGCATAATAATCTCTATGTTGATAACCTTCGTAATCAGCGCCTGATCCAGGACTACCATTTACTTCTAATAGATATGGTTTGTTTTTAAATATAATATGATCTACACCACACATATATGCTCTGGAGACTCTAGCTGCCTTTAATACAAGTTCTCTTTCTTCATCACTTAATTTATAAGGTTCTGCCTCTGCGCCTCTATGTGTATTTGATCTAAAGTCATAACTACTATGGCTTCTTTTTGTACTAGCAAATATTTTGTTATCTACTATAAATGTTCTTACATCAAAATCACTAGGCATATATTCTTGTATTAGAAGTTCTGCGTTTAGTTTCCACATTGCTTGTACAGTCGCCACAAGGCCTTCGTAACTTTCTATTTTGATTACTCCTACGCCTTGTGTTCCTGTTAGTGTTTTTAATATGATTGGGAATTT